CTTGGCCATTTTCTTGCCGTTTTTTCTTAAACTAGATTAAAGTTTGTTTGTATCTGCATCAGCCGCCGCGATGCCACGACCAAAATCACTCACATCTGCAAGTAGGTTCAGTTTGAGAGTTCTTACATCAGCCATTTTGATCCCATACCTTAATGACGTGTTTGTCTACGGTTTCTTTCCAACGAGCAGTCAAAGTCGGTTGTATTTCTTTTAACTTTGCAAAAATGCCGTAGCCAATGTTTCCTCTGCCTTGTCGCTCTGACCGTTCTGGAAAGCGCCGACCACCATTAGCAAACGGCGCTGGCCCACCAAACTCTGAACCAAATAAAATCTGACCGGATACTGCACCGCCACTAAATCGACCCTTGCTGCCACCAATAGTCACATTAGGAATGCGGTCTTTATTTGCCCGGATAGTAGCTGCAACTTTTTGCGCTTGGTCTGGGTAAGGATTCATTGTGTAACTGTTTTGCAGTTCACTGGCCGACCATGCGCTAATGCTTGTGACATCATCTTTTAAGGCTAATTTGCTATTGTCATCCATTTTGCGAAAGGCCTTATACAAATTACGCAAATCACTTTGGTCAGGTTGGATTTTGACTGTTTGTTTTTCAGCCATGTCCATTCCTTTCTGTAATCAGCGTCAATGCTGTGTTGATGTCTGCGAGTGACCATTGGTACAGATCAGACAATGGAATCCCGGTAACAACTGCTATTCTGACGAGTCCGTCAGCGAGTTCTCTTTTGGGCTTTCCTCGACCACCTCGAATGAGTCAAACTCGTTTGTCACCCAAGCTTGTTGGTTTGGCATCTGGGTTTTGCCCATCGACCTTGCCGCCTTGAATAACATACAAGTAATCACATCCAATGAGCCTTGACTCATCTTTTCCGCTGCTTGACTTACTGTATAACCGAGTTCTCTTTCGATCTCGACCCACAGCCAAGCATTTTCATCACTCACTATGTAGTTATTGCCCTGTTTTGTTTTGATTTCGTATTGCATAATGGTTGCCCTGTTCTATTCGTTATGCTCTAGCGACTGTTCCATCCTCAACAACAAAGCTGAGGCTGGTGGTCAATACGTCAGTGGCCGCGCCACCAACTGTTGGAAATACTGGGAATACGTTGCCAGTAAATGTGTCACCGTTTACATCAAAGGAAAATGCCAATGATGTATCTGGTGCGGTGTTTGCTGCATCCCAAAGTGCCGAGATGATTCCAGCGGATGATGTGTCGTCAAGGTATAATTCCACGTTTAGTGTGGCCGTCTTGTCTACGGTTTTGTAAGCGCGACCGGACAGCACTTCTAGTACCTGCTGATTGTTTTCGCGCTCTAGTGTGACTGTGCTCGCTTGGTCAGCGTATGACACAGAGTTGATGCTCAAAGTCAGATTCCGACCAGTTATGTATGTTGCTGGCATGACTTGCCTTTCTAGTTGGTTGTGACCATCTCTATGTTGAGTTGGCTGATTAGCATGTCGGCGTTTCCGATTTGCTGGACTGTGGGTTGTGACCATCCACCCAAAAACGAGATGTTATTGGCTAGTAGATCAGTTACTGAAAAGATCAAAGTTTCTAAGTTGGCTAAGGCAGCGCGGTTATCAGCTGCGTTAACTATGCAGGTAATGTCAAAGCGAACATGGCAACGAGTACCACCAATAGCGCCAACTGTAATGTAAGGCGATCCCGGCACAAGCACAATGGCTGGTGGCGTTATGTTCTCATTTGGGTATGCGTAAACTACTCGCCCGGCAGCTGCAAGAGTTGCGGCGAGTGCATCACGGTAAGTCGCTAAATTACCCAAGGTAGCCTCGGGTGTCTAAGTGCTTGCCAAGTAGGCCTGACACACGTGTAAGCATTGAGCGCCCTAGGCGGTACGGTGCTGGACTTTGGAAGTCAACGCCTTGCTGTCCTAGTGTGCCAGTACGAGTGATCCAGATGTCGCATGCAACGGCTAAAGCGGCTTCGCGTACTTCTGGGGTTGTGTCATAAAATGTGGCTTGGCTGGTTAGTAATGCTCGGCCAGTAGGGATAATTTGGCGCTTAGTAATGTTGGCGTTTGTAATTGCTGACTCAAAGAATGTTACGCCGTATTCATCAACGCCAACTTTGGATACAGTACGTGAGCCATTAAAAGGTGAGCCACATCCACTTACGGTCAAAGCTTGACCGACTACGAATGTATTGTCGTAGCAGTAAAAGCGAGCAACATTGTTTGTTAGCGCAACGCCATTGATGGCTACATCATCAAAGATTAAGTAAGACAGGATTATGTTTTCGGCACTATCTGCCACTGCCTGCACGATTGCATCAGCATAGATGTCACCAATACCAAGTACGGCTTTTAACTCGCTAAGTGCGATTAGTGGCATCTTAAATCCTTATCTATGTGTAAGTGTGTGGGGGACACAGGGCCGCATCCCCCACACTTCTAACTAACGCTGACTTAGGTCAGGTTAAAGCGACGAACACCGCCAGCGGTCAAAACGCCTACGGCTAGGTAGCCGTAAAGTGCTGTTTCGATTTCGCCAGAGGTTACTACGTTTGTTGACATACGTAGGATTGGGCTTTCGTAGATTGCAACTGCGGATGGAGTAACAATAAATGCTGACTCATCGATAACAGTTGAAACTGCGTTTGGATCTACGTAAAGGTCAAGTCCAAGCACGTTTCCGCGTAGGGACTGTGGGCCTGCAACTCCACCGTTGTTCTGTGGGTTGTATGCGTTGTAGATTGGGCGACCGGTTGTGTCGGTTGCACCCATTAACAATGACCACTGGCCAGTGCCTGCAATGTAAGCGCTTGGCAATTCGCCAGTTGCTAGGTAAGCGGCTGGGGCTTGGCTAGATACGAATCCGATGATGCCATCAGAATCTGCATCCTGTGCTGTTGCCTGTGTGCCACCTGCAGTTAGAGCTGCAATTACAGCTGCGTCAGTTGCCTTGTTGTAGGCGCGTGTCATGTTGTCAACCATTGCTTGGAAGAAGTCTGGGGATGAACGCTCTAGTAGTTCTACCGAGTAGCGCTGCATTCCTGCAAACTTGTTTACATCTAGGTTGACGTATGAACTGACGATGCCAGTCTCTGATGGGCCTGCACCTTCGTTGGTGTCTGCAACCGTACCGTTAGTCGTGATCTTCGGGTGAGAAATCACCATCCCGGAGGCTGTAATTGCACGTGAACCAATTGCATCAATGGCTGGACGTGATCCGATTGAGTTGTCAATTACGGTGTTTACGTACTGAACTGGGGTGAATGCTGGGTTGGTGCTGAATGAATCATCAGCGGCCATTACATACTGGGCTGAATCATGGCTTCCCATTTTGGCCTTGATGCTGTGTTCCAAGTACGAGGCTTGGCTGTTGATTGGGCTACGAGGCTTTACGTAGGCCACTGGTGCAGCTGCTGTAACAACCGCGGACGCGGTTACTTCATCAGCCACTGGTGCGGTTGTTTCTTCCACTGTTATCTCCTGTGGGTTTTCCTCTGCAGGGGTTTCTGCTTCGGTGGTTTCTGGGGTTTCCTCGGTAGCTGCTACGTCAAGGATTTGTGCATCTTTAAATGCTGGGTTGGTTACGTGTGCAACGGCTTCTAGATTTGCTGATGCTACGACCATTACGCCTTTTTCAATTGTGTATTCATTGACTTTGGCTTCAATGCTAAATGCCGGGCGTAATCCCTCGGAGGCTTCTACAAGGGCATCATTGCCAGCGCCAGTAGGTGCGATCTTGAATGCCATGGATACACCTGCTGGTGTGATTTCCTCTGATCCTGCAATGCCTCGGCCTAATGGACGTGTGCGGTCATGTTCCATGTTTAAGACAATCTGGCTAGCATCAATGTCACCAAATGCGCCAAACTCAAAGCGAACTGGGCCAGCGGATGTATTTCCGACTTTGGCAAAAGGAACTACTAGCCCCTTGATTGTCCGGGTCTCTGTGTCGGCGGCTAATACTTGACCGTCAAAGTTAATTTGCATTTTCATTGCCTCTCGGTGCTAAGTCCATTTCCTCACGAGCCTCATCTACGTCAATGAGTCCAGCTGCAAGCATTCGCTCTAGAACTTCAATTTGCTCTAGTGGGTTTCCGCGTAGGTAATCATCTAGATCAAAACGTACTTTCTGACCACGTGGGGTCACATCTACCATTGATAGTCTTTCCTCAATGCAGGCCATGTAAGGCTTCAATGAGAAGTCAACTAGGGAGCGGCGCTCTTGGCTTACATTTGAGTAAGTGGCGCTGGCAGATTC